CTTATGGCAGCTCGGCACTGACACAGTAGGTCGTTTAGGTCTAGCTAGTCTACAGAACTGTGCATTCACTGTGATAGATCAACCAGTACGTCCCTTCACCTGGGCAATGGATTTATTAATGTTAGGTTCAGGAGTAGGTTATAACATTCAGCGTGAGCATGTTGCTAAGCTTCCTCCAGTTAATGTTAACTTCTCTGCTCCTACTCGTGTAGATAGCAATGATGCTGACTTTATTGTACCTGACTCTCGTGAAGGATGGGTTAAGCTCCTCGGTAAGACACTGAAGGCAGCCTTCTTATCTAACACTGCTACGACCTTTACTTACTCAACGAAGCTAGTACGTGGTAAGGGTTCTCCTATCAAGGGCTTTGGTGGCACTGCTTCAGGTGCTGAGGATTTATGTTGGGGTATTGCTAAGATTAGTGAGATCTTAGAGAAGAGAGTAGGTAGACAAGTACGTTCTATTGACTGCCTCGACATCATGAACATTATCGGTGCAGTAGTAGTCGCTGGTAATGTAAGACGTTCTGCTCAGATTGCTATTGGTGATCCTGATGACGTTGAATACTTGCTGGCTAAACGGTGGGACATGGGTAATATTCCTTCATGGAGAGCTATGTCTAATAACAGCGTAGTATGTAACGACTTCAAAGATCTACATGAGTATTTCTGGGATGGGTACGAAGGCAAGGGTGAGCCTTATGGTTTAATTAACCTAAAGCTTAGTAGAAAGATTGGAAGACTGGGAGAGACTCAGTACCCTGACCCTAAGGTAATGGGTTACAATCCTTGTGCTGAGCAGTCCTTAGCTCCTTATGAGACTTGCTGTTTGGCTGAGGTGTATCTATCGAATGTATCTAGTAAAGCAGAGTTTATTGATATCTGTAAACTATTATATCGAATCAACAAGCACAGTCTCGCATTACCCTGCCATCTCGAAGAGACTGCAGATATTGTGCATAGTAATATGCGGATGGGCATCGGAGTTACTGGTGTCTTGCAAGCAAGTGATGAACAGCGTAGTTGGTTGTCTGAAGCTTATGAAGAGTTACGAGCTTTTGATAAGGAGTATAGTGCTAAGCATGGCTTTCCTGAGTCAGTAAAACTTACCACTGTTAAACCTTCAGGTACTCTGTCGTTACTACCAGGTGTAACTTCTGGTTGCCATCCTGCTTATTCTAGACACATGATTCGTAGGATTCGTATCTCAGCAGACCACGCTTTAGTACAAGTCTGTCGTGATCATGGATATCCTGTGGAGTATCAGCGTAACTTTGACGGTAGTGAAGATCATAGCACCATGGTAGTTAGCTTCCCATTCTGTTATCCAGAGGGAACAAAGCTTGCTGCTGAGATGACTGCGATTGATCAGTTAGAAGTTGTGAAATGGTTACAAGCTAATTGGTCAGACAATAGTGTTTCCTGTACAGTGTATTATCGTAAGGAAGAACTACCTGAGATTAAGAAGTACCTTGCTAAGAACTACAAGAACAATCACAAGTCCTTGTCTTTCTTGCTACACAATGAGCATGGTTTCCATCAAGCACCATTAGAGGAAATCACTAAGGAGCAGTATGATGAGCTAGTCGCTAAGACTCGTTTGATTACTAAGGTAGATGAAGCAAACTTTGATGGAGGGGACGAGTGTGCCAGTGGTGCATGTCCAGTTAAATGAAGATTGAACTGCTATGCTTAACTGAGAATGAGGATGGGTCTGCTGATATGGAAGTAGAGTTAGACGAAGAAGCTAAGACTCTTCTCATTCAGGTGGGCTTAGAAACCCTGATCACTAGAGTAGTTGATAAATACAAGGAAGAATCAAATGAGTCTTGAACTATATTTTCTCACTGGATTTATGGTGGGTTTTGAATACGTCGCTGAGTATGATGATTGTCGACATCTAATCGTAGACTTAGGAATATTCAGACTACTGTTTTCTTTTGAGCTGTAACTTAAGAGCCCCTTCGGGGGCTTTTTCACTTGAAGGGACGAGTACCAGTCTTATCAATAATTAAGGCTTGTTTCTTGGGTGTCTCAGAAGGGGTGTTAGGAACGCTTATATGCGTCCAAGAGGCGAATTCTTCGATGATCTGATGGTAGGGTATATCCGCTTTAATGCAAGCCTCTACGACCTGTTTAGGGGTCATTCCTGGGACTCTGATATCAGCAGCACAACCTAGCCTATGCTGGCTAGTGTCCTTACTACCGACAGAGTCATTGACTGATTTAGATCTAAAGCCTGAGTTAATCATGATTGGTTTACCTAGGAGACTTCTAACCTGCTCAAGCAAAGCTGCTAGTCTAGTTAAGTTAGCAACCTCTGTAGCGTTAGGGGTATTGTCTAGGTTCTTACGCTCTGCTACTTCAGAGTGAGTAAGTTCTTCTAAGGTAAAGTTATTGCTTAGGTTCATCTTTCTTCGCCTTCATATCCATGATTTTCTCTAGGGTACGACCTCCAAAGTAAAAGGACATAATCAACATCCCCCACTGACCGAGAAGCTCAACGTACTTTTCATTAGCATTAGACCCAAAGGCTGACATCATAGCAAATATAAAGTAAGCACCTAGAATAAAGATTAATGTCATAGGGCGTATGTTCTTAGACAACCAGCTATCACTAGCCATGTCAGCTTCTTGACGCTTAGTAAGCTCTTGGGCTTCTATGTTATCAGCGTTTAACTCAGCAAGCTTTCCTTCTTGCTGCATTTGTAGTAGTTCTTTCTGAGCCTTTGCCTTAGCTTCTGGATCAGGAATAAACTTATCTAAGACTTTCATCCCAACATCAAATAGTGCCATTAATGGAATCATTGTTTATGCCCCCAGGTTAGATACCAAGCAATGACCGCAGCCACTGCATAGCATATAAACATTGCTCTACGAACCTTTGCCAAATCTTCTTTAAACTCTCTAGTAAGTTCATTGTCTTGTTTCTCTATCTTTTGTTTAATGGTTTCGATTTCATTCCAGCGTTTAGTTCCATGCTTTCTTATGAAATCAGCTTTGACTTTAGCTTCTTCGATACGGATGGATTCTTGACGTTGCCATTCCATCAATGCTCTCTTGAAGTACTGCTCTTTTAAGACTTGAGATTCTCGTATTTGTCTCTTACGCTCTAAGTCTTTCTGCTGTGCTACTGCTGCAGCGTCCTTCTGTACATCGGTAATGCTTTTAGTAATAGATTGACTAGCCTGACGACTAGCATCCATACTATTAGTTACAGACTTTGCTCCTTCTAAAAATCCAAATTGATCTGACATATCTCATTCTTCTAGTTCTAATCCTTTTTTAGCAAGCTTGGCTCTGATAAACTGATCTCTAAATTCAGGATCTCTCATCTTATCCATAAGCATAATATTCGTAGCAGTTTTTCTACCATTCCTAAAAGCTCTTTCTAGCATTACTTTCTGCATAGATGCAGGAGCATTCTGATACCCAGCAGTTTGTATTAATCCTGATGCAGTTGCTTCAATGAACTGACTAGAGATAGCTTGATACTTTCCAATATCTTCTCCAGATAACTCAACACCACGTAGTGTCTTACCTGGTAAGTTATAATCTACTTTAGTTCTAGCAATCTCTTCTTGTAGTTGATTACGTGCAGCAGGGGTAGTTTGTAATCCAGTGTACGCAGCAAACCCAGCAGCAAGATTCGGACGCTCTCCTCCTACCAACATGGACTGAGCTGGTAATTCCTGTCTAGATGGGATAGGTAGACCTAAACCAAAGTCAGGGATACGAGCCTGTACTGCTTCACCAAAGCCTGTAACAACACGAGCATAAGGATCTTGCCCACGTGCTGGAGCTGCTATAATTGACGGTACTAGTAACCCAGCAAATCCGTTTACAAAACTACCACCATATCTCTCTGGATCGTGCAGTGCTTGAAGAAGACCAGAAACACCTTCTAAGTATGTTTTAGATATGATGTTCTTAGTCACACCTGCTACGACATCAATAACTAAATCTTTTTCTTTCTTAGAATCATACTTAGGTTTAGACACATAATCACGTACTGCGTTAATACCATCTACTGAAGAACCCATAATAGTTGCTAAAGGTTCTACACGAGCATAAGCATACCAAGTATCCCCAATCTTAACACTATACTCAGGGATACCAGCAGCAATCATAGCGTTACGCTTAGCAGCATCCTTAGGATATGAACCAGTGATGTTACCTTCAGCTACCTGTTGAGCTAGTGCAGCAGTTATACCAAGTCCAACAGCAGTACGAGCTATCTTAACATCCGTAGGAGTGTTCTTAGAGAATACACCTAAGGGAGTATAAGATAAAGCATCCTTCATAATATTGATAGGAGTCTTAACGAAGGGAATTACTGGAGCTACCCAGGGGTGAGCTGCTCTAAGAGCTAAGAGTTTATTACCAAAGCTACCTAAGTCTGCTTGAAATGTAGCTTGCTTAGCAAAGTTACGTACATCATCAACAAGTTTGACACGTACATTATCAGGTAGTGTAGCTAACTCAGGAGCTTTAAGAACATTATCTTTCCAGTCTAAAGTCTTGGTGTTTACTTTACGTAACGCACTATACACAGCTTCAGTATCACCATACTTACCAGAGGAAGCTAAGCGATATGCTTGAGCATTGTATTCCATGCGACGGAAGATGGACTTGAAGAACTCATCAACACCTACGCTAAGACGACTAGGCACACGAACTACTTGTCCTAATATTTGCTCTGCTTTAGTAGCTCCTTCTTGAGCACCAATAGCACCACGAATTTCAGGCATTGCTGCGTCTAGTGGAGATCCTCTTAATAAACCTTCTTTAGTAAAGTATGCAGATTCTAGCAGACCATCCATTAATCCTCTGAATGCAGGAAGAACTTCTCCGATCTTAACTTTAGATGCTGGATTAACTGCTTGCAGAATACGCTCAGTACCTAAGAGACCTATCTTAGCAATACCTGAGAATGCGTTAACTGCTGTAGTAGCAAGACCAGAGATGTAGGAGTTAACTACGAACTCACCGAACTTGTCTGCCCAGCCTGGCTGCTTTACTGCATCTTTAGTTAAGTTAGCCAGTGCTTCGTTCTTATTAAAACTAGTACCAGGAGAAGCTTTTATAGCAGATACAGCATCTCTTAATGCAAAGATGTCTGACAGTTCTTTACCGCCATTCTTAGATAATCCTTTTAGGATCTCCTCAGTAGAACCAATTACTTTCTTCTGAGCTTTAGCTGCTGCTAAGGCACGACCAATATTAGATACGTTACCAATAGCGGAGAAGAGGATAGGTTTAACTTCGTCGAAGTCTTTCTTAAATACTGCAGCAATCTCAGCGTCAGTCATGCCAGCAGCACGACCATTTAAGAATAACTCATCGATAGAGTTAATCATATCTACACCACGCTGTAGTGCAGGAAGGTAAGCATTGATTAGATCACGACCGCCTAGTTCTTGAACCTTACGATTGAGTAAGAAGTTCACTGCGGAGTCAGCAGGAATATTAAGAGGTGTTGTGTCTAGCTCAGTAGCGATAGCTCCTTTGTTAGCTGAGACAATACGAGTAAGTAACTGCTCTGGATCTTCTGCTTTGTAGCCAGCTTTGAGATAGGCTGCTAAATTCTGTTCACGTAATGGATTATCTGCACTGAACGCAGCAGTAAACCTAGACGCAGGTATGTCAGTTAGTCTGAATGGAGCATCTGTAAAGAGAGTACGATAGTCTCCACCAGCAATCTCATTGGTCAGCTTAGTAGCTAACTCAGAGTCTTCTAACTGCTGGAGTAAAGGAACAATACTGTCTTGTAGTTCAATGTTCTTAGCAGCACCTACATCAGCAATCTCTTGAGCTAACGGACTTAATGGTACGTTGTCTTGAGTAACACCAGTAGTTAGTCCAGTCTTAGTATTTTGTAATTCTTTACCTGCTTGCTGTACTGCTTCACGACCTGTACGATTAACAAGTGCTCCTATTGTACCGCCAAGTGTTCCTCCTAAGACAATACCTGCAGCAGACGAAGCTACTCTTCCTAAGTCTTCATCAGAATAAATTGGTTGTAGTGCTCCAGCAACACCTCCTCCAGCAGCACCACCAGCAACTAATCCTTTAGCTCCTTTGAATAACAATGATCCTGGAATAAGTGTAGAAGGATTAACCAAACCTCCTACGAGTGTGCCTAATACACCAGACACAGGATTCTCTGCAGTCATCTGACGAACACGAGATTCTTCTTCTACTTGTTCAGCAGTTGGTTCTTTGCCTAATAACTGAGCAGCTCCTGTGATTTCAGAGCCTACTGCTTGACGAGCTGCTGCTGTGAATGTTTCAAATGCAGTAGCACCTGTACGGTTTAAGTACTCAACAATATCTTTATCTGATAAGCCAGCCTTACGAGCACCTTCTAAATCATATTCAGTGCCTTGTGCTAAGTAAGATGCAATATCAGTATAAGATAAGCCAGCTTTTCTAGCTCCTAAAACATCATATGTAGCCATGTTATCCTTACTGAATAACTACTCTAGTGCCGAAATTAGCTTGTATTTTTGCTTGGAGTGCGTTGATTCTTTGCTGTATTTCTGCTTGATATGCAGGTTCAGTTTCTAATCTTTGTAGATTTGCTCTAGCCTCTGCTTGTATTTGTTGATACTCAGGATCTAAAGCAATTTTATACGTACCTGATGCTTGATCATACGGACTAGCTGCTGCAGGGGCTGCTGCGGGAGCTGCTGGAACAGGGGCTGCAGATGACGCTGGAACTGCAGGAGCAGGTTGATTACGCTTATCAAACGAAGCAGGACTTGGTTTATCTCCTGAAGGAGCAGTTCCTGGCTTACCTTTATTTAAAACGCTATCTACAATTGCACTAGTTACTACAATTCTATCTACTTCTTTACGAGTTTTCTTATCATAATAAACAATAACACCACCACCGTTTTGATCAGGAATGGCTGTCTTATCTAGTTTACCTTCTTCGTATTCCGCATTGTATTTACGAATCTTAGCACGCTCTGCTGCAGTTTGAACAGATAAAAGCTCCATACTAAGTTCATCTTTACGACGCTTCTTATCAATATCAATTTGAATCTGACCACGCTGTTCAGCAAGGCGATTAGCAAGTGTATCGTTACCAGCATCACGAGCTTTAGCAATCTGCTCATCAAGCAGTGTAGGATTCTTAGTATATAATTCATTCTCAAGAACTTGAGTTCTGAGCTTCTCTCCCTTAGCTTTTTCTGCTAAGTCTTCTGCTTTACGTAGTTCTTGTGTAGCCATGAAAGATTGTTGACCTAGACCAGCATCAGCAAATCGTGTCTGTAATTCTCTATAGAAAGATAATGGATCATTAGGATCAGCAGCTTGCATAGCAGTATTATATACAGATTGAATCTTAGTTAAGTTCTGTAATACAGGATTAGTAACTTCAAAGAAGCCACGATCTTGTGCTACGTTAACTAAGCCACGACCTAGTAATGAACCAAGCTGTGCTCCTAGTTGATTCTGTGCAGGTAAAGCACCAATACGAGCTTGTTCTTGTTGAATTAACTGTTGACGATAAAGCTCAGGATCTGCACCTAGCAGTGCTTGTTGATTACCTAATAGTGGATTTACTGGCTGTCCCATAATTATTCCTTAGAATTGAAAATCTCTAGAAGACGGTTGATATTGTGTTTTAGGAGTAGGATTGTAAGCCATAGCACCTGCACCAATCAAACTAGACAGGAACTGATTGTTCATCTGCTGGGCTTGTAATGCAGAACCATACTGTGTCTGAGCACCTTGCATCATACCTCCAAAGTAACTCTGAGCACCTGCGGATTGACCAGGCTGCTGAGCTGCACCTAATTGTAAACCTAATTGATAAGGCATCTGAGCCATATTCTCTACTTGACCTGATAAACCTAGCTGAGCTTGTAATGGAGCATAAGCACCTGCTTGTCCTTGTACTTGTGTACCTAGGAGACCAGCACCAGAGCCAAACAACCCAGCACCAAACTGTGCTCTTTGCTGTCCTGCTTGTTGTGCCTGAGCAGCTAACTGTAGATCTTGTTGACCTAAAGCATTGTAGTATGCTTGTAACTCAGGAGATGTAGGAGCACTCCCTGTACCAGTCTGAACTCCTAAGCCACCACGACCACGAGCAAACAAACCACCTCTAACATTAGATAGCTGAGCTTGTCTACTAGGAGCTAGTAAAGCTTGTTGACTTGTGATGTAATCCTGAGCAGCTTGCTCTGGAGATGTAGCTAAGTATTGCTGACCTAAGTTAAACAAGCGTTCAGAAGCACCAGTCAGTGGAGCATACTGACCAGCCATCTGTTCTGCTTGTGCTAACGTAGGAGCAAATCTACCAAAGAGTTGATTCTGCAAAGCAGATAACTCTGGAGCTGCAGTGTATCCTGCTGAGGAGATATAAGGAACACCAGTACGAGGATCTACCTCACGAGTGAACTGAGACGTACCAAATCTGGTAGTCATGCCTACAGGACGGAATGCAGAAATATTAGCAGCGTTTACTCCAGCTTCTCGCTGTTGTGCTGCAGCTTGCTCTCCTGCTTGCCGTACCCCACTAGCCCCTGTAAAGGGATCTAATACTGAACTGACTATGCTACCCATGTTTGCTCCTAATAAATATAGTGTATTTCTTATCGTTAACTTCTATAGGTTTTAATACTTCCCATCCTGTTACTTCACCAAACTTAGCAAGCTTAGTGTTTTCTTCTTCTACTAATGCTAACAGAGGAACATTAGTTAGATACTGTAATAAGTTTAAATCTTCTAAGTACTTCTTCTTTATTTCCTGCGACCACTTATGTACATCTGTATGAAACCACAATGCTGCGTCGTGTAACTCTAAGTACATTATGTAGTCGTCTCTTAAGACTACAGGTACTTTCATATTATGTCTTCATGATAAATGCAAGTGCGTAGTACGGAGGCAAATTAGCATTAGTGCCACTTGAACCTTCTGTGCTATTAGAAACAGTAATTCCTGTTGTGTTTGAATTAATACTAACTGAATCATATCCAACTGAACGAATATCGTTTCTTAAATTCTGACTTCCACCAGACCAATTACCTAAGAAATTAGTATTGCTAGAACTATGAGTATGTCCGGGATCTGTGACCGTTGCTGTGTGTGTATGGCTTACAACAATAGCATCTTTAGATCCGCCAGAGGTTGTATTACTTCCAGTTACAGTAGAGTATGCTACACCAGCAGTATCGCTATGAGCCCCAATAACAAAACGATTACGAAGATCAGGAGTACTATTAGAACCATTACATAGAACCCACCCTGTAGGAATGGTAGCGATTGTACCAGACCACATCATAATCATACCTGCAGTAAAAGCTCCTGATAGAGCTGTCTGTACAAAAGCAGTAGTAGCTACTTGTGTTGTGTTAGTAGCAGCCGTTGCCGTAGGTGCTGTAGGAGTTCCTGTTAGAGCAGGACTGTTTAAATCAGCCTTAGAAGAAATAGCAGAAGCTACCGCAGTTAACTCCGTATCAATCTCAGCACCTTTAACAATCTTCCCTGAGTTACCAGTAGGTAGACCATCTTTAGCTGTGAAGTTTGTTGCTTTTGTATAGTTACTCATATAAGTTCCTTAAACTAAAGTCTTTCCTTTTTTAATTCCTACGTCAATCTTCTGTATCGACAGAGGATTACCATTAATATCTGCTTCTAAGCCTAGTTGAAGTACAGTTCCTTGACCACCAGCATTAATACTGAAACGATCTAAAACAATACCTGAGGTATATTCAGCAATGTTATACTCTGTAGATCCTGGTATACTATCAACAGTAGAGTTATTATACTCATATACTACAGCAGTATCTAATATATAAGTAGTAGCTTGATAGCCTTCGCTATAATCAAAGCCCCACTTAATAGCTACTGACTGGTTAGTACCGCCAATCAATACCCAGCCAATCTTCTTTAACAACTTTAATGAAGTAGAAGCATCAAAATCAAAGTAGTTAGTATAATACTGTAAACGATATGAAGAAGTGTTATCAGCATGTCCGAAGTATTTACCAATGTAACCAGGTTTACCTATAAATAAATTTCTATCTTGTGTTACGCAGAAAGCCTTAGGCTCAATACTATCCCAAATAGTTACACGCATAGCACCATCTTGTAGTGCAGCCCTAGTGTCAAAGCAATATACAAACTTAGTAGTTGGTAGCGTTAATAAATAAATAGCATCACGTTCAAAATAGATACTCTTAATCTTAGTTAGGTCTGTCTCAGAAGCGACTGCTGCCATTAAATCATCACGAACATTCTTAGAGATATCACGCATCGGTAGTGACTTCTCTTGGATGACTCGCTGTAGACTACGAACTCCTGCGTCAGATAAGAATATAACATCTGTGCCTAAGCTCTGAACTGAATCACGAGCAATACAGCCTACGTTGTTTAATATTTCTACTAAGGTTAATGAAGCAGTATCTAGAGGATTAGCGTAGATTGCTGTGTTCTTTTTACCAAAGAATATAATGTATCCATTATGTGCTGCAGCAGCGACAACAGGATCACCGTTAGGTAATACCTCTTCTAAATTAATATAACCAGCAGAACCATCTAAGAAGTCAGAACCTTCTAATAAGTTACTAAAGTAGACAGTCTGTGTATCTCCACTGATGCCACCACACCAAACCCTACCGTAAGCAGATATAACCCAACTAGGCATAAAGGATGCTGTATTGTGATTAGATGGTAGTTTAGCTGCGTCACCTACTCGTTGGAAACCAAAAGTACCACTATCGTGAGATCCAAAAGGATTACCAGAAACAGGTAACTCATGCCACACTAGCATCGGATGATTAGCCTGTGCTAAATAAACATGAGGCTGAAAGTCGTTTACATCACCGTATGATAGAGCAGCACCTTGCCAGTTGTTAGCAGTAATCGTATATGTCGCATCGCCACTATTAGTCGTATTGCGTACTGTCTTAGTAGTCATCGTAGTTGTGCCTACGAATAACTTATTATTACCAGCACTAAGTACTTCAGTACCGCCACCAGTAACTACCTCAAAAATAAACTCTACTGGATTACTAGATGTTAAATCTGCATTGATAGTAGTATTAACAGGTGTCCATCCACGACGAGCACCGATACGACCATACTTATCAATCACACAGTTCTGTGCCTTCAGAGCATACCCTGAAGACAATGTAACACTACTCTCTTGAGTGTTTAATCCGTAGAACCCAGGAGCTGCTACTGAAGCTGTTTGTAGTGGACTAGCCATTAGTTCCAGACCCACTCTTGTTCTTCTAGATACCGTCCTGATTCAAGTGCTATAGCGTCTGCTAAGCTCTGTTTCATTAATTGATATGTCTCCCCAGCCTGGACTCCTCCGTCCTCACCACGCTCTGCCTGAGCCCTTGCAAGAGCACCTAGGATTACAGGCTCTTCAGGTACTAGTAAAGTATCAGCGTTAACTGCTAAGGGTACTTGTGGTTTAATAATGTTAAAACGAAGGTTATAAGCACCATTAGGAATAGGGTATAAGTCTACCTGCGTATCTCCGTTGGAGTTAGTACCGTTGAAGTTATAGTACGCAGGAGACCCCTTCTGAGGAGTAGTCATTAAGAACTGCTGATTCATCCACCTAGTAGAGGCTAACTCTACGAAAGCATTCTGAGTATCATTAATAACATCGATAACCCTGAATCTTTGTCCTGAGCCTACTAAGACATAGTTAAACACATCGGCTGTAGTGGTAGCACTAAGAGTTTCAGACAAAGCATTCCAGTTGTAGGAGTCTTCTACGACCCTCTTAGAATCATTGACATACCTAGCAATCAATTTTACATAGGCATTATCAGAGACCGAGGAAGCCTCAGGCTCACGAAGCCTAATCAGTACGTCATTTACTAGTTGAATGTAGTTCATATCTCTATATTATACCATAAAATTGATTAAAAGTCAATACCCTACTTAGCAGTCCCACTTCTTTAATGCCAAGGCTTTGCGGGTAGGTCTGCCTTTCTCGTCTTTCATAGCCCCTTTTACACCACTCATACGAGCACAGAAGCTCTTACGTCTTCCTGCTGCTTTAGGGGACTTTGCAGCCTCTTTAGCAGAAACTGGAGGCTTAAGGTTAGAGCCTGTCTTCTTGTTGAAGTAAGCCCTTCCTTTAGCGTTTAAACCACCTTCAGGATTCTGATATACCTTCTTAACCATTATCTCTTCTTAGCTGTCTTAGCAGCTTCCTTAAATTGTTTAGCAGTAGGAGCACCCTTAGCCCCTACCTTACGCATCTTCTCTCCAGATCCCTGAGCTATCCTTTTACGTTTAGCTGCGATATTGGAATACAAGCCAGGCTTAGTAGCCACGCATTGCTCCCATCTTCTTCATGGGCTTAGCTACTACTTTAGCACCAGTCTTCTTAGCATACTGCTTAGCTTGCTTCTTACCCTTAGTTGTATAGGGGAACTTCTTTTCTTTGACCATTGGCATATTACTTACCTTTCTTCTTGGGTTTAGGAACTTTAGCTGTTTGTAATGCGATTGCTACTGCTTGCTTCTGTGGTCTTCCTTCTTTGACCATCTTAGAAATGTTCTTACTGATTGTCTTCTGTGACTTACCTTTAGCGAGTGGCATTACTACTCCTTATTTATAGTTCTGTACGGTACTGCGTTGCTCTAACTCTACTGTAATCACACATCCAGGCTGAGTAGCACCAGATTCTATAAATACTCTAATCTCATCGCCTTCGTCTAAGATAACATCAGAGCCATCAAACTTCAAGAATTCTTTAGCTGCTAAAGGATAATCATATACAATAGGAATCTCTACATTTTCTGAGGAGTCATACCACCATGCTCTAAAGTTCTTAGCAGATGCTGTCCCATTATAAGCATACAGCAAACTCCATCTAGCAATGTTTCTAGTTGGTACAGTAAACATTGTTGTGTTGGTATTAGGAGTTAATACTTTTCCTACGGAATGTGGTCTACTCATTTCTTAAACACCAAGTCAGCCATCCAAGTTACAAAACCACCAAAGACTGAGGCAGCTCCCATGATAGCCCACAAAGAGCCTTTAGACCTCTCAGCCATTGCTACGAGTTTCTTGATGTCGTGCTCCATTGCACTTACTTTGGATTCTAAGTTCTCTACAGCGTGAACTAACTTACCGTATTCTATTGGATCTATGTCTGTCATACCGCTGCCCCTTCTAACGCTGCGATTCGTGCTGTCAAAGATGTAATCATTGTTTGTTGTTCTTGAATAGCAGCAGTTAAAGTAGCGACTAGGAATGAAGTATCAATGCCTTGTGGCTTAATTCTAGTTTGCTCATTACCATCTTCATCTGTGTAAATTTCTACTGCATCTTTTTCGCCAGTAACAGCTTCAGGCACAACGGCTTGAAGTTCATGGGCAATAAACCCTTGACCATTAGAACCATCAAGTTTCCATTTATAAGTGCAGGGTTTTAAAGCAGTAACTTTAGCTAATGCCCCTATCATTGGTTCAATATTTTCTTTTAAACGATAGTCAGAAGAAGTTACATAAGAAGTAGAACTTGTGCTAGTTTGAATATAACCAACTACACTTCCGTTGTATGCCCAATATTGTGCGTTTCTTGTTCCGTTATACGGAGAATTGTTATATATTGTTTTTCCGTAAGTAGCAGAATCAGAAGCATTACTAAAACTTATTCCTGCCGCACCGTTTTCTGTTGTACATCCTAATAAAAATGCACCATTCGATAGAATACGCATCCGTTCTGAACCATCAGTTGAATATGTTAAATAATATCCATCGCCATTATTTAAGCCAGCACGAGTGTCAAATTGACCAGTTTGTGAATTAAAAAACATTCTTCCATAATTAGTCCCATTTGATTGGAATTGAATACCTTGATTACTATTTGCAGTTGTTTGATTAAATATTTGAATTGGAGTTGCTGACTTTAATTCCAAAATATTGCCTGGGCTAGTTGTACCAATACCTACATTACCGCTAGAGTCAATACGCATTGATTCCGCACCACCCTCAGCAAAAGCAATCGTATCTGCTGCTGGAAAGAAAATGCCTGTATTAGTATCAGTACCACGAATAGCAGGGGTAGCTGCTGAACCGTCTACATCGGACAGTCCATTAGTTCCATCTAAAATTAATGCCATTATGTATTCTCCGCTGGCTCTGGTGTGTTACCTTCTTCAAGCCATTCAAGGTAGGCTTGGTAGTCTGTGTTGGCTGGGTCAAATGGGATAGCAGAGCCATCTGCAAGGCGAATTATGCAATTAGTTACTTGATTAGTACTGGTGTCTTTACATTGTTTATACATCATAGCTCCGCAGATAAAGTAAATACAATATCAGTTAAACAGCCTAATGGTGCGTTTGCAGTCATACTCGAAAACCCTTCAATTCGTGATATAGAACCGCTAGTATTTGTATTTGCAGAATCACCAATACTTACACTAGATGAGTTTCTATTTGCTACTCCAAATTGTCCCCATGTTTGGGTTGCTGTATAAAGACCAACAGTCGGGGTGGCTCTTTTTTGAACTTTAAAAAGCATTTGAGCCCAAATACCAGTAGAACTATTAGCAACTCCCAATAAACCAAAACCTAGAGTTTCATAATAACGCTGACAAAGATTTAACTCTGTACCATACTGTCTGTATTCAAATCCAGTAGCTTGTGTGCCTTTTTCGAGTTGCACATTTGTGATGTAAAGAAAATCACCAGCCGTAGTATCGGTTACATCTGACCAAATAAATACAATAATGTTTGATGTTGATGCTGTATCCACATTGGCAGTTACGCTGTAAGTGGCAAAACTGGTTGTAACATTTAGATTAGCTGGGGAATTTTCATAGGTTGCATTAGCAATTAAAGTAGGGTTAGTACCTTCTGCTCCCCATGCACTAATAATATCGGAAGTTACTGAATCGGCTGTACCTGACCACGCTACAATCGCACACTTTACATTATCTAATTTAGTTGTAGCGGATACTTTTGCTTGAAACGATAAGGTAACTGCACCGCCAATAGCATCAAAACAGTTTGCATTTTCAATAATCTGAGCAATACCAAACTTTTTATTAGTAGTTTCTACATCTAAACCAATCGAGAATTTAGCTCCTGTGGGAACAGTAGTAGTTTGCGTAACATCAATGGCATCGTTGCCATCCGACAGAATATAGAACCTATCTAAAACATAAGCATCGTCATTGTTTGCACCTGAAGTAAAACTTGTACCTCGTTGTGCTATGTCCATTCCACCATTAATTAGACGGTTTCGCATGACTGAACTAATGGGTGCTAGAACTCCACCGCTTGCATCAGCTATTCTGTTTACATTAAGGGTACTCATGCTAATTGTTCCGCAGTTGGTTTAGCTAGTGTTGGGTGTTCCCACTTAGCAATGTAATCGCCTTTGCCATCTGAATCGTTTTGTAAATCAATAGTAGTAACGAAATCCCTTGGTGTTAGGCTTGGATAAATAGTCATTATTTTTGCATATAAAGTCATCATGCACCCCTTACTAAACAAGCTGAAAATCTTGTGGCATTTGTACCGCTAGCAAAAACTGCACTTGAAGTTGTATTTCCGTTAATGCCATACATTTCTATATAATCAGTAGAACCATTTAAATAAATAATTTCTGAAACAGAATATCCACCATACAAATATCCAGCAGTACCACCGCCTATTTGTGCCGCTAAATATCTAGAGCCATTTTTATACAAAGCAACTCCCATTCCACCCACAGAACCACCGCCTGTATAGTCATTTGCGAGTGTTGCATTTACTTGGTAATAACCTTCTACCAATGGGGTAAAACGATAATTAGTTGTTGAGTCAAAAGCACCAGCAGTATCAAAAGTTTCTGTGTTGATTTGAACTTTTGTCCAAGTATTTGCAGAAACAGTTTGTGCAGAGCCTAAAAAAGCACTAAAAGCTGGCATATTACCGCTAACCATTACTGTGCCAGTAGCGGCTGGAAGTGTCTGCGTAAAGTTACTAGCAGTTGTTGGTTCTTGGATGGTGACTTGTCCACCACCGCTTGATTGAAGTATAATACTCATAGGATTACCCACCGTTGTCCAGATGCAATAGTCACCGAGTAACTAGATGCGATTGTTATTGGTCCAACTGATAAACAGTTCTTACCGCTTGTAGTTGTGATGTTCTCTGCGATGCTGTCCTCATTGTATGCAATAGCCTTGCTTGCAGCAGAGCCAAAGTATTGACCACCCGCTACAGTTGCAGTAGTGACTGATGTTACTAAACCTTTACCGTTTACTGTGATAACAGGAATAGAACTAGATGAACCAAAAGAACCTGTGGTGCTATTTACTGTTGCAAGAGTTGCATTAGTGATTGCTGTGCCTGTGCTGCCAGATAGAGTTAAATCTCCACCAGTAACCGAGATAGAACCTGAGACATTACCCCAAGAAGTGTTAGTACCGTCAGTAGTTAAGAACTTACCAGCGTTACCTGTTTGGCTTGGTGTGTAGCTTGCTGCTAAGGTAGCAGAGTTAGCTGCATTGGTAGCGGATGTGCTTGCAGAGGAAGCAGAGTTACTGGCATTAGTTGCTGAGGTCGATGCACTACTTGCACTATTGCTTGCATTAGTGGCTTGTGTGGTCGCTGTAGAGGCACTAGCTGCTGCATTGGTTTCTGATGTAGATGCGTTACTAGCTGAGGTAGAAGCATTAGAAGCCTGTGTTGTTGCTATACCTGCTTGAGTAGTAGCTGTTGTAGCTGATGTTGAAGCTGAAGAAGCAGAAGCTGCTGCGTTGGTTTCTGATGTAGCTGCATTGCTTGCAGATGTAGAAGCCGCTGATGCAGAAGATGCAGCGTTAGTTGCTGACGTAGAAGCATTGGATGCACTCGTAGAAGCAGCCGTAGCTGAGTTGCTTGCGTTAGTGGCTGAAGTGGATGCTGCAGATGCGCTGGATGCAGCGTTAGTAGCTGATGTGCTTGCTGCAGATGCAGAAGAAGTAGCAGCAGAAGCACTAGACGCAGCAGCAGCCTGTGCAGTTTCTGCGTTGGTTTCTGCTAGTTCAGCAGCAGTTTGAGCTGTCTCTGCAGCAGCCTGTGCAGCCTCAGCAGCAGTTTGAGCAGCTTCAGCGTTTGTTTCAGCAGTCTCTGCGTTGGTCTCTGCTGTCTCTGCATTAGTCTCAGCAGTTTCAGCGTTAGTCTCTGCAGTCTCTGCATTAGTTTCTGCTAGTTCTGCTGCAGCTTGTGCTGTCTCAGCAGCTATTTGTGCTGCCTCTGCAGCAACCTGTGCAGCGATAGCAGCATCTTTAGCTTGAAGTGCAAGTAAGACTTCACTAGAAGCGTCTCCTACAGCGTCCCCTGCACCACCTGCTCCTCGGTAGATAGCCAAAATTTATCTCCTATATTTGTTTAAATACACTCAGCGAATGCACTTAAAGAAAACTCCCCAGCCGAAGCTGGAGAGTCTTAGGAACTACTATTAAGCGTTTACAGCGAGTACGAAACCAGCCTCTGGACGTACAGTCTTCACACCGAACAATGTGTCGGCAGTGTAGAGTGTAGACAGATATTCTTGTTTGTACTGAGTCTGTGAACGAACAGATAACTGCTCAGCCAATACCATTGCATCTTTGTGTGCAAGGATAGCTGCTTTGATGTCGCCACCAGAGCTTGCAGTGTTTTCAGAATCTGTTTCGATAATAGGGCAGTTGCTCGAAACGTAAATGTCGATACCATAAAGCGTACCGATCTGACCATTCTGAACAC